CTTTAATTTCCTTTAATTTAATTTGTTGGATTTTGTTGCCACTTTGTTCAACATCTGTTGAACAAGTGTTGAACATCTGTTCCTTTGTGTTCAAATTTTGCTTATTATTTGTTCCAGCATTCATGTCATTCTGTTCCGTTTCTGTTGTAATTGTGCTGCCTTTTAGTTCTCCAAAGCAAATAAATGATTCACTTCCATTAAATTCACTGTCTTTCAAACCTTTTACTGCTGGTGGAATAGCACCAAGAAAACCAATATGTCTTAGCATCATATCAGGATAAAGAGCAATAGATACCTTTTTGTATCTGCCTTCTTTGATAAGTTGCTCGAATTCAGGGTCAATCTGAGTAAACTTAGCAAGTAATGTTTCACCATCTTTCTTGAGAGATTCAACCCAAGCGTATGCTGGCGAATTGTTCACAGGATGCCCGATTACAACCGGTGCTTCATGCTTATCGTCAGGCATTTGATTGTTATACTTTGATATGATTGTATCTATATCTTCGGAACTCCATTCACGCTCGTTTCCGTTTGCATCTGTATGCTTGCCTGCTTTGAATACTTCTTTCCACATAATACTTGATTTCAAAAATTTTACACTACAACAACCGCAAAACTATTTAAATTCTTTGCAAGCCAAAAAGCACTCGGTGTATGTAAAGAATACTTGTAACGAGTACAAGTAAATTTGCAAGTATTGAGTGTGGGTACTCGGTGCATTTACCGTTGCAGAATAATTCCGTTGTTTTGTGATGTTGAATTTTGACTTTTTTCAAAATTTGATACAGATTTAATGCTGAAATAGAACTTTTACATAACTTTTTTAGGATTGAAATGAAATGAGCAAAGAAACGCCAAAACTCATTTACAACAGATTGAGCAAGGTTTATGATGAATGTTATAACGAACCTATTCACACAATTGAAAACGACTTTGTTTTCAAATACTTACTTGATAACGGTTTTCTTGAAGGTAAGGTTCTTGATGTAGGTAGCGGTACAGGCATAGTATTGGAGAATATTGATTTATCACCCGAAAACTATTTCGGATTAGACATCTCCGAAAGTATGCTTGAAATTAGTAAGAGTAAGTTTCCTAAACATTTTTTCTTCAAAGGTAATATGTCAAATATGCCTTTTGAAGATAATAGTTTTGATTCGGTTATTTCGCTTTTCGGTAGCTTTTCTTATTCACTTAACCACTCAAAGACAGTTCAAGAAATTGAAAGAGTACTAAAGACAAACGGTAAGTTTTTTGTAATGATTTATGGACGTAAATATTCTTCAAGAGAAAGTTATATCTTAAACAAATTCAATATTACTTCACCAGCAACATTCTTTAACCATAAAGAAATTAAATCCTTATTTTCACGATTTAACAAAAAGAAAATCTTTGGCATTACTTGGTTTAGTGACTCCTTATCAAAATATATAAGTCCAAGATTTATTAAGTTCATCTTTAATCTTGAGCACAGATTGTTTTCTTCCTTTTTCCCAGATAACTTTTATTTCATAACTATTAGTGGACAGAAAAATGCCAAGACATTATAACATTGAAAACGTATTTGACGCTGCACTTGACAGAATGATAAAACTATATGAGGATGGACATAGAGTAATCGTTTCATTTTCAGCAGGAAAGGATTCAGGTATCTGTCTTGAGCTTTGCATCATAGCAGCTACTATGACAGGAAGACTTCCTGTTGAAGTTATTATGCGGGACGAAGAAATTATGTATCCCGGTACTTTTGAGTATGCAGAAAGAGTTGCTATGCGTCCAGAAGTTAAATTTTATTGGATTTATGCCAATCAACCAGTAGTAAATATTTTTAATCGTCAAAATCCTTACTTTTGGGTTTTTGACAGTTCATTACCTCCCGATAAATGGGTACGTACTCCACCAGACTTTGCTCAAAAAATTCACGAGCAGAATATACAAGGTCTTATTAGCGAAGAAAAGTTTCCACCTGCAAAGGGTAAAAATCTTTATGCTGTCTTGGGTTTACGAACTGATGAATCAATGCTTCGTAAAATGGGTTTAATGTCAAGTAAGGGTTATCTAACAAAAGGAAAAAATAGTTACGGAACTTACTATGCAAGACCTATTTATGACTGGTCAGACGGAGATGTTTGGAAAGCTGTCAAAGACAATAATTGGGATTATAACAAAGCTTATGACACAATGCATAGGTTAGGAATCAGTAGGCACAAACTTCGCATTGCTCCTCCTACTTTATCACCAGCTGCAATTGACGGATTAATGGTTGCTTCAAAAGCTTGGCCTCAATGGTTTGACAAGGTTTGTGAGAGGTTGCCTGGAGTGAGAACTGCGGCTATGTTTGGTCGTAGGTCAGTCGAGCCAATAAGAAAGCTTGGAGAAACTTGGAAAGAATGTTTTTACAGAACTTGTATAAGTGAAGCACCTGATTGGATTGCACAGCGTTCTCAAAAAGTTGTCAATTATGTAATTCGTAATCATTCACGGCATTCAACAGAAGAATTTCCTGAAGTAACTAAATGTCCAAAATGCCAGATGCTTTCATCATGGAGAAACCTTTCTAAAATTATGTATATGGGAGAACCTTTCTCAATGAAAGTTAAAGTTGATGTGCTTCCTTATGTAGAACCTGAATTTTTCCGAGAAGGAGCAGGAACTTGGGGAGGAAAGCCCACTTGGTAAAAAATATTTTTATATTACAATGTTTGACAATGTGTAACGTCTTGATATATATGGATTTAAACAGTTTCATAGAATTTATTCAAAGCCAGAATTGGATTTTTGCCAAAACCTATTCTGAAAAAGCTCCACACGAGTATTGCTTAAAAAAGAACTCTCAAAGCATTGATGAGTTCAATGATGCAGTAATGTTTATCAGAAACAATGGAGTTAAAGAGTATTTCTATAAGAAAGCATTCATATATTTCTATCATGACGGTTACAAATACTGGACAATGGGCGCTCCGGTACATCAAACAATTTTGATAAACCGAACAAATGATTTTAAGAAATATGAATGACTTGATTTATGAAAACTTTTGAAGATGGGAAGTGGCTTTACGGCGACTCCTGGGAAAAATTTCCCATTGAAGATGGTCAAGTATGGCGTGTTGGAAAAAACACTCTGGCGGTCAAGGATTTGACTGAATTGAACTCTTTAGAGTTCTTTGGTCAGAATGCTTTTGATATGTCTTACATTGATCCACCCTGGAACACAGGTAATATTAATTCTTTCTATACTAAAGCAGGGTTTCAAGATAAAAGGGAATTTAACTCTTTTATTGAGAAACTAATGCTATTAGTCAAAACCTATTCTCCAAAAATCAATTATGTTGAAATGGGAAGTCAGAATCTTGACTATGTCAAAGATTTGATTACTCAGTTAAATGGTATTGTTACAAATACTTGGAAAATCAAATATTATCACAAAAATCCTTGTTTTTTAGTAAGATATTCATTTGATTCTCCCACGAAAATTGATTTTGACTTTACAGGTATTGATGATGATTTCACACCACGCTTTGCTATGCAATATGAAAAGAACATCAATTCAGTATTAGACTTGTGTACGGGAAGAGGTTTGACAGGAAGAACAGCTCACAGTCTTGGCAAGACTTTCTATGGAACTGAACTTAACAAGAGAAGACTTGCCTGCTTAATTGATTATTATCACCAACAAGGTTTGATTATTAACAAATCCACACAACGGGATTATTAATTAAAATTTCTATTAGAACTAACTGTTTTTTATTTAATATTGAGGTTATAATATGGAAGGCTATAACACAACGCCAGAAGCCACACAAAAGGCTGTAACAGAAAAAATCATTAAGAAAGGCAAGAAGGAAATTGAAAAGAAGAATGTTTCCTTAAAAGAACTTGCTATTGAATATGTTTCGGTGGATTCTATCAAACCGAACAATTATAATCCAAATCGTCAAAGTGAACACGATTTTGAGCTTCTTCTTAAATCAATGGAAGAAGATGGTTTTACACAACCGATTATTGTTCAACAGTCAACCAAAATGATTGTTGACGGAGAACACAGATGGAGAGCCGCAACAGTACTTGGATATACTGAAATTCCCGTAGTCTTCGTTGAGATGACTCCCGAACAGATGAGAATTGCAACGTTAAGACATAATCGTGCAAGAGGAAGTGAGGATTTGGAATTGTCCGTTCAAGTATTAAGAGATTTGCAAGAACTTGGGGCTTTGGATTGGGCACAAGATTCTCTTATGCTCTCCGATGATGAAATCAATAGATTGCTTGATGACATACCAGTTCCAGAAGCACTTGCAAACGATGATTATTCTCAATCTTGGGAACCGTCCGAACTCTCCGATGAAGACAACCAAATTACTGATACAAGTTCAAGGCAAGTTGATGGCACTACTCACGGTGGAGAGATGATAACTGCCGCATCTTCAAAAGCTGTTGAAACAATTAAAGAAAGACAGGCTTTAATTCAGGTTGCTAAGAATGAAGAAGAAAGAGAAATGGCAAGACAGCAAACAAAACTATATCGTGTAAGTTTGATATTTGCCAATGAAGAAGCAGAAATCATAGAAAAAGTACTTGGTAAAGAGCCAGCGTTAAAATTACTTGAATTATGTAAAAAGGAATTTAATAACGAATAATGTCTGGTAGTTGGGAACATATACCTTGGGAAAGAATGCCCGGAGAAACTGATAAAGCGTTCAAGGCTTTCTGTACCTATCGTGATCTTAGGCAAAACCGAAGTTTTAGTGCACTATTAGATAAACTTGGAAAGAAAAGTAAAACACAGTTTGCTGTCTGGTCAAGAAAGTATAATTGGCAAGCAAGGGTTAGTGCTTTTGATGATGATGAAGACAGAAAGAACCGAATGCGTCAGCAAGAAAGCATTCAAAAGATGAATGAAAGGCAAGCAGGGCAGGCAGAGACTTTTCAAAGAATTGTCTTCTTGCCTGTTACTGCCTTTTCAGAAAGACTTAAAAAAGATAAAGATAATAAAACACCCGCAATTGAAGATTTGAATAAACTTTCAACTGTTGAATTAATTGAACTGATTATTCAAGTAAGTAAATCCTTTGGTAATTTGGTCAATATTGAAAGGATTGCTCGCGGTGTTCCAACTGAAATCGGTCGTAATGAAAACACCATTGTATTTGACAACAAAAAAGATAAGTTTGGAGAATTAGTAGCAAATGACGAAAAAGCAACAAACGCTCTTCTTGAATTCCTCGATGCCGTGGGAAATACTCAAAACAGCAAGCCCGGCGACAATGGCGATGCACATAACGAAGGGACGTTACCAGATAGCTCCACACATCAACATCCTGAACAAGAAGCTTCTTGATGTTGCTGGTGGTCGGATAAAACGACTGATAGTTAATATGCCTCCAAGACATGGTAAATCTGAACTTATTTCAAGGTATTTCCCTGCTTGGTATTTAGGAACATATCCCGATAGAAGAATAATTTTGGTTTCTTATGAAGCGGGTTTTGCTGCATCTTGGGGGAGAAAGACCAAAGAATTACTTGAAGAACACGGAGAAGATTTATTCGGAATCAAATTAAATAGACTTTCAAATTCTGCATACCGTTGGGATGTTTTAGGTCAAGAAGGTGGACTGAATGCTACGGGTGTTGGTGGTGCTATTACTGGTAAAGGTGCTAATGTTTTAATTATTGACGACCCTGTTAAAAATGACGAACAAGCTAATAGTAAGACTTATAGAGATAAAACTTATGATTGGTTCAGAGCTACTGCATATACAAGACTTGAACCTGATGGAGCAATAATCGTAATTATGACCAGATGGCATTTCGATGATTTGGCAGGTAGATTAATAAACGACCCTGATTCTGATGATAAATGGGAAGTTTTGAGTTTTCCTGCTATTGCAAAAGAAAATGATTCTTTGGGTAGAGATGAAGGAGTGCCATTATGGGAATATAGATACCCTGTTGATAAACTAAACAAAATCAAAAGTCAGATAGGTTCTTACTGGTTTTCTGCTTTATATCAACAACAACCAATTGCTACGGAGTATCAAATCTTTAAAACTGAATGGTGGAAAGAATATTTTGACTTACCAAGCGGTTCTTTACTGATTCAATCTTGGGACACAGCTTTTAAAGAAAAAGAGCAGAATGATTTTTCTGTATGTACTACTTGGCTACTATCAGATAAAGGATATTATTTAGTTGACTATTGGAGAGCTAAGGTATTATTCCCTGACTTGCAAAGGCAAGTTGTTATGCAATATCATAAGCACAACCCAAATGTGGTTTTGATTGAAGATGCGGCAAGTGGTCAAAGTCTAATACAGGTTCTTCAACGTGATACAAAGATTCCAATTAAACCTATTCAGGCGATCAGGGACAAGGTTACAAGGGCACATTTGGTAACACCGCTAATCGAATCCGGAAAGGTTTTCCTTCCTAAAAACGCACAGTTTTTAGCTGACATCGTTAATGAATGTTCTGAATTCCCTTACGGTAATCACGATGATATAGTTGATAGTATTACACAAGCATTGGACTATTTAAGAAGAAGAAGTTCAGGAGATAAATCACTTTCATATCTGAGCAAATTAAGCAGGAAGCAAGATAATTATTTCACTAATTATTGAGAAATTAAAAATGGGGTTAATCAATAGAATTAAAAAAGTTTTTTCAGAAAAAAATGATACTGCCAAACGACCATATCCTCTTGGAGTAATAGCCACAAGGCAAGCTTTTCTCTTTAGTGCTTTAAATGAATTGCTTCCTAATCCTGATGTTATACTTCAAAAGAATAATGAAACTCTGGAGACATACAAGAATTTTCTTTATGATGCACACGTATCAAGTTGCGTTCAATCGAGAAAAGCAGGAGTTTTAAGTTTGAATTGGGAGATAAATAGAGGAGGAACAAAAAGTACTGAATCAGAGTTTATTGAAGAAATATTCAATAGTTTAAACCTAAGGCAAATAATTTCTGAAATGCTTGACGCTCCTTTATTTGGATTCAAACCTATTGAGATTTATTGGAGTGAAGTAGAAGGTAAAATAATCCCTAAAGAGCTCAAAGGCAAGCCTTCTTGGTGGTTTGAGTTTGATAGTAACAATATGCTTAGATTTAAAGATAGACAAAAACCTAATGGAGTTTTATTGCCAAATAAGAAATTTTTACTGCTTCAACATAATGCTACTTATGATAATCCATACGGTGAGTCTATCCTTGCCAAGTGTTATTATCCTGTTATTTTAAAAAAGGTGGAATGAAACTATGGTCAGTATTTACTCAGAAGTATGGAATGCCATTTCTTCATGGTAAAATTGGGCTTGGAAAAGGACAAGAAGAAGCTTATGAGTTATTCAATGTATTGGAGAAACTTCAACAAGACGGAATCGCTGTTACTGAAGAAGAAGTAAGTATTGATATACTTGAATCATCAAAAACAAGTTCTGCAGATGTATATAAGAACTTGCTTCATTTTTGTAATGCAGAAATCTCCAAAGCGATACTCTCACAAACTCTAACAACTGAGCAGGGAGATACTGGTTCTTATGCTATGAGCCAAACGCACTTGCAAGTAAGGAAAGATGTCGTTGATGCAGATAAACAACTTGTAGAATACTGGTTAAATAAGCTGATTGAATGGATTATTGAATTCAATTTTGAATCGGTTTCTGAAATACCACTCTTTGTTATGTATGAAGAGCAAGACGTAGATATGACTTTGGCACAGCGTGACCAAACACTTTCTTCAACCGGGCAAGTGAAGTTCACTAAAGAATATTTCAAACGGAACTATGGATTCAAAGATGATGAAATTGAAATTTCATTTGAACAAACAAACCCCCAATTCTCCGAATCTGATAAAATCCTTGAGAAGTCAGCTTTTGATATTTCTCAATTTGATGAACTTACTCAATCAGTCCTAAAACCAATACTTGAAATGATAAATGAAAGTATGAGTTACAATGAAATCCAAGACAAAATAATTGAAATGTTCCCGGAATTAGACACTACCATAATCGAAGACTATTTAGCAAAGGGTATTTTATTAGCAACTGGGAGTGGCATAATAAGTGCAAAGTGAGAAGTACATAGTAGAGTTTTTCAAAAGCACAGGCAAAATACCTAAATTAAGTGGTTTTCGTTTTGAAGATCCATTTCAAACTGCTTTCAAATTGCCACCTGAAAGAGCATTAGAGTGGTTAAAACAAAGAAGTAAGAATCTTAAAATATCAAGAGATTGGTACGAACTTGATGCAGAAGCACATAATAAAGCTTTTACTGTAGCAAAGGTTATGAGTGCCGATATTCTCCAATTGATTTATGATTATGTTGAAAGAGCGAAATCAGAGGGTATGACTTTAAAGCAATTCCAAGAATCATTGCTTCCTGAACTTGAAAAGAATGGTTGGACAGGTGCATCTCCATCAAGGTTGAAGGTCATTTATGATACAAATATGCAAATGGCTTATGCTCAAGGCAAGTATCGTCAGCAGAAACTTATAACACACATTTATCCATATTGGAAATACACACAGATTCAAAGACCTACAAAAAGACATAATCACAGCTTACTTCACGGTAAGGTTTTTCGGCACGATGATCCAATTTGGGATTTGATATACCCTCCTTCAGGTTTTGG